TCGGCTCGCCGATTGCGACTTCTGCCGGTGATCGCCTTGTCGGTAGGCTGAGCGCCTCCCGCGCCGCGAGCCACGGCAACCAGACGCTCACGATCAGCGTCAACGGCGCGAACGACCGGCTGATTGGGGCGTGGTCTGAGACTGAAACGAGCCCCATTGCCGGGTCTACCGATGTCGCATTCACCAACACGGGGGCGCTGACCGGGACCGCAGCTCTTGCCGGCGCCGCGGCGCTGACCTTCTCGAACGCCGCGACATTGGACGCGACGGGGGCGCTAGCGGGCGAGGCCGCGCAGGCGTTCGCGAACTCTGGCACTCTCACCGAAGCCGGTGGAGTCGGGGAGCTTGCGGGTGACGCGACGCTTACCTTCGCCGCGTCAGGCGTGCTCGGTGGGGTCGGCGAGTTGAGCGGCGTGGCGGCGTTGGCGTTTGCGAACAGCGCCACGCTGATCGCCGATGGTGCCCTAGCCGGCGCCTCACCGGTAGCGTTCTCGAACCAGGCGACGCTGCTTGGTCGTGGAGCTCTTGCAGGCGAGGCAACGCTCGCCTTCGCCGATAGCGGCACGCTGGAGCTGCCGAGTGGATCGATCGCGGGCACGGCGAGCCTGGCATTTGACGCGGACGCCACGCTCACGGGGCACGGCGAGCTGGCGGGAGCGGCGGCCCTCGCGTTCGCGGACAGCGGGACGTTGACCGGCAGGGGCGAGTTGGCCGGGGCTGCGGATGCCGTTTTCGCCAATGTTGGGAGTCTGGAAGGAACGGGCTCGCTCGCAGGCCAAGCGTCGCTCACCTTCACGAACAGCGGCACGCTGGAGCTACCGGCGGGCGCGTTGCAGGGCAGCGCGAACCTCGCGTTCTCGAATGCGGGGACGCTCGAAGGCGTGGGCGACCTGGCCGGCGCCGCGGGCCTCACTTTCGCCGACTCGGCGACGGTATCCGGGCGCGGGGCATTGTCGGGCTCCTCGGGCGTCGAGTTCTCGATCACTGGGACGCTCGAGCTTCCCGGCGCGATCTTCGGGACCGCCGCTGTGGCCTTCGCGCCGACGGCGACGATCGGCGGCAGGGGCGAGCTGGCCGGGGTGATCAGCATGATGCTCACGGCGATCGGCGCGCCACACGACGCCTCCGCTGTGAACGTGGATCCGCGAACCAAGGTGCAGTTCGAGCGCGATCTCACGGCATTAGACTTCGAGTCCATCGTTTCCCTGCCCGATGACGCTGTCGATTATTGAAGGAGCGCGCAAATGACGGCAGCCGAAAAGCTCGCGGAGGCAAAGGACGCGCTGCATAACCTGCTCACGGGAAAGAGAGCGGTCATGCTGCAGTATGGCGACACGCGCACGCAGTTCACGGCAGGCGACATCGATCAGTTGCGCCGCTACATCGCCGAGCTCGAGGGCGAGGTCGACTCGACGAAGGCCCGCCGGCCGCTCACTGTGAGGTGGTGATGGCGAAGTCAGTGATCGTCGACGAGCGCGGCCGGCCGCTCTCTGCCTACGCGCACGAGGGCGCGGACCTCGCCGGGCGCGAGCTCGGGACTTGGCACCCCGGGCAGTTCTCGGCCGATGGCGAACTCCTGCCCGAGCTCGAGACGCTGCGCGATCGCACGCGCGACCTGATCCGGAACAACGGGTTCGCCTCGGGCGCGGTGCAAATGCACGTCGACAACGTGATCGGCTCGGGGCTGCTCCTGAACGCGAAGCCAGACCGGCGGGCCCTGGGCATCAAGGGCGAAGACCGCGCCGAGGAGATGGACGAGCTCGAGGACGAGATAGAGGCGAAGTTCGACGCCTGGTCTGAGGACATCTGCTGCTACGCCGACGCATCGCGCCGCTCGCGCCTGTCGGGGTTGCTCGCGCAGGCCTATCGCTCCTACCTGACGAGCTTCGAGATCCTGGCTACGGGCGAATGGTTGCCGCGGCCTGGCTACCCGTACGCGACGGCGATCCAGATGATCGATCCGGCGCGGCTCTCGAACCCGCTCGGCGCGCAGGATGACGATGTCTTCCGCGGGGGCGTGGAGCGCGGCCCGATGGGCGAGGCCGTCGCCTACCACATCGCCTCGCACGTCGAGAGCGACTTCATCAACATCCGCACGGGCATGAGGACCTGGAAGCGGGTCGCGCGGGAAACGCCGTGGGGCCGGCAGCTGGTGCTGCACGTCTTCGACAACGACCAGCCCGGCCAAAGCCGTGGCAAGAACGGCATCACCTCGGTGCTGCTCAAGCACAAGATGCTCGACAAGTTCGAGAAGGTCTCGCTCGAGGCCGCGGCCTTCAATGCGATGTTCGCCGCGTACATCGAGTCGAGCCTCGACTGGCCGAGCGTGGCGGCCGCGATGGGAGCCTCGACGGGCTCGGACAACGACCCGACGCTCAAGTACCTGCAGAACCGGATGGCCTTTCACGAGCCTGGCACCGTGCGCTTCAACGGGATGCGCATCCCGCACCTGTTCCCGGGCGAAAAGCTCGAGCACCTGTCTCCGGAACACCCGACGCCGGCGTTCAACGCCTTCGAGGATGCAGCCCTGCGCTACCTGGCGGCCGGGTGGAATCTGACCTACGAGCAGGTCTCGCGCGACTACTCGAAGACGAACTACTCCAGCGGGCGCGCGGCGCTGCTCGAGGCCTGGCGCTTCTTCAGCGGCAAGCAGTACCTGATCGGCGGCTGGTTCGCCACCCAGGTCTACGCGCTGTGGCTCGAGGAGGCGATCGAGCGCCGCGAGATCCGGCTGCCGGCGGGCCTGCCAGATTTCTACGAGGCGAAGACCGCCTGGTGCACCGGAGAGTGGATCGGGCCCGGGCGCGGCCAGATCGACCCGCTCAAGGAGGCGAACGCCTACAAGGTGCGCTACCAGATGAAGCTCGAGACGCTCGAGTCGCTGGCGGCGCAGGACGGCCGGCGCTGGCGCGAGATCCTCGACCAGCGCGCGCAGGAGGCGCGCTACGCCGCGCGCCGCGGCGTCGACATCTCCGACGTGGGCGGGCCGACGCCCGTCGCGCAGCCGCCCGACGGCCCGGAGCCGCGCGGCGTCGATCGCCAACCCGAGCCAGCCTAGGAGGCCCGCATGGCCAAGGAAAAGAGCGCGCCGCGCACGCCCGTGCTGCGCTACCCGCACATCGCGAGCCGGGTGTTCGACACCCCGCTCCTGATCGAGCATTCGAAGCTCGTCGCGATCCTGCACGTCCTGGGCCCGCGCCTGGGCTTCGACGGGCCGATGATCGAGCTCGACTCGCCCTGCGAGGCCGACCTGGCGAAGGCCGCCGGCGACCCATTGCGCCACCTCGACATGCTGGTCAAGGCCTCGCGCCTCGAACGGCGGGACGAAGGGCACTACGTGGCCGATGGCGTGGCGGTCATCCCCGTCATCGGCACGCTCGTGCAGCGCGCCGACTGGATGGACGCGATGTCCGGGATGGTCGGCTACGGGCAGATCGAGCGGATGTTCGTCGCCGCGATCGACGATCCGCAGGTGAAGGAGATCCTGCTCGAGATCGACTCGCCGGGCGGCGAGGTCGCCGGCGCGTTCGACATGGCCGACCGGATGTTCGAGGCGCGCGGCGAAAAGCCGATGACGGCGATCGCCACCGAGCTCGCGGCGAGCGCCGCCTACCTGATCGCCTCGGCCGCCGACGAGATCGTCGTACCCCGCACGGCCTCGGCCGGTTCGATCGGCGTGGTGGCCACGCACATCGACTACTCAAAGGCCCTCGACAAGCGCGGGATCGCCGTGACGTTTATCTACGCGGGCGAGAAGAAGGTGGACGGCAACCCCTACGAGCCGCTGCCCGCCGGCGTGCGCGCCGAGTGGCAGGCCGAGGTGGACGAGGTCTATCAGTTGTTCGTCTCGACGGTCGCACGCAACCGGAGCCTCGAGGAGGACTGGGTGCGCAAGACAGAGGCGGGGATGTTCATGGGCCGCAAGGCCGTCGATGTCGGGCTCGCGAATCGAGTGAATTCGTTCGACAACGAGCTCGACGTGTTGGTGCGCCGCCGCAGTGCGGGCGGTGCGTTTTTTCAATCACAGAGAAAGGACCGTGCGATGAAGACGGAAATGGAAAAGCGCGCCGAGGCGGAAGCGGAAGCCAAACTGCGCGCGGAAGCCGAGGCGAAAGCCAAGACCGAGCAGGACGCGAAGGCGAAGCAGGAGGCCGACGCCAAGGTGAAGGCCGACGCGGAAGCGAAGGCCAGACAGGAGACCGAGGCAAAGGCCAGGTCCGGCGCCGCGAGCGATCGCGAGCGCGTGAAGGCGATCCTCGGCTGCGAGGAGGCGAAGGGCCGGGAGCAGATGGCCCAGCACCTCGCGCTCGAGACCGACCTCACGCTCGAGCAGGCGAAGGGCGTGCTCTCGAAGAGCCCGAAGGCCTCCAAGCTCGACGAGGCGATGCAGCACTTCGGCCCCGGGGTGAAATCGGAAGAAATCACCGACCCCAAGCCCACCACGATCGACAGCCCGGCGGCGATGTTCGATCGCCGGGCGCAGATCTTCCAGGGCGCGCGCGCGAAGTAGCGCGAGCACCCTGATTCTCAGGAAAGGAGAACGCAATGGTCACGAAGACCGAGCAGCTCCCCCACGACGAGGGGTTCATCATCAGCGAGGCGCCCGGCACGCTCTCGCGCGAGCAAGTGACGGTCATTGCCGGGACCGCGGTGCTGCATCCGGGCACCGTGATGGGCGAGCGCGCGGACGGCAAGTGGGCGCAGCTCGATCCGGCGGCGACCGAAGGCAACGAGGCCGCGAAGGGCATCCTGTGTGCCCAGGTAGACCCCACGGACGGCGCCGGCGCTGCCGGTTCGGACGTGCTGGGCGTGGTAGTTGAGCGCCTGGCCGAGGTCCGCGACGCCGACCTGATCTGGCCGGACAGCATCAGCACGGCCAACCAGGACACGGCCGAGGCCGAGCTGCTCGCGCGGGACATCAAGATCCGCGCGGTCGCCACCCGTGTGACCACGCAGTCGACCTAAACGGCCGGCTGACCAAGGAAAGGAGAAACGAGACATGATCGACATCTTCAAGTCGGACGCCTTCGGCCTTCTGCGGCTGACGGACGCTGTGAACAAGCGTCCGTTCATCCCCGGGCGCCTCGGCGCGATGGGCATCTTCCGCGAGAGCGGGATGGACACCCTCGCCGCGGCGATCGAGGAGAAAGAGGGCAAGCTCTACCTCGTGCCGGCCAAGGAGCGCGGCGCGGACGCCGTGCAGAACCAGAAGGCGGGGCGCAAGCTCCGCATGCTCAAGGCCACGCACCTGCCCGTCCAGGACAGGCTCGAGGCCGACGAGATCCAGGGCGTGCGCGCCTTCGGCTCGACCAACCAGCTCGAGAGCCTGCAAGCCAAGGTGAACGAGCGGCTGAGCACGATGGTGCAGTCCATCGAGGCCACGCTCGAGCACATGCGCATCGGCGCGGTGAAGGGCATCGTCTTGGACGCCGACGGCACGACCGAGCTCTACAACCTGTTCACCGAGTTCGGTATCAGCCAGCCGGCGGACGTGGACTTCGACTTCGGCGATCACACCGCCGACCGGGGAGAGCTCCGGGCGGTCTGCGCGGGCATCGTGCGCAGCATCCAGGACGCGCTCGGCGCGGCGCCCATCATGGGCGTGCACGCCGTGTGCGGGGACAGCTTCTTCGACTCGCTCCTGCAGGAGCAGGAGGTCGTGCTGTCCTACCGGGGCACGCCGATGGCGATGGTGCTTCGCGAGGGCTATGTCTACCCGAACAACATGCGCATCTACGGCGCGTTCGAGTTCGGCGGCATCGTCTTCGAGAACTACCGCGGCTCGGTCGGGGGCACGGCGTTCGTCAATACGGACGTCGCGCACTTCTTCCCCGTGGGCGTTCCGGATCTCTTCCGGATCCAGTTCGCGCCGGCCAACTACACGCAGACCGTCAACACGATGGGCCTGCCGGTGTACGCCAAGGCCACGCCCGACCCGAAGGACCGCTGGGTCGATCTCGACGTTCAATCCAACCCCCTGCCGTACTGCACGCGGCCGGCGGTGCTCATCCGCGGCATCAAGGGCACCGAGTAAGTCGCTGGGCCTTGACCTCGGAGTGAGCCGATGAGTGTCGCCGACAAGATGCCGGAGATCCGCGAGATGATCTTCGGCGTCATCGGCGACCGGGCTTTCATCGGCAGCGAAGAGGTCAAGGGCAAGTTCTTTCGCAGGTACAGGGAGATCCAGCTCCCGGACGGCAGCGTCTCGGCGCTGGACATCTCCTTCGATTGCCAGGTGAGCGACATCGTCCTCGCGCTCGTGGAGGACGATACGATCATCATCAAGGGGTCGGAGTACAAGTTCCGGCGCCATATCCCGATCGGTGGCGACGAGAGCGGCCTGGTCACGCTCGAACTGAAGCGGTGAAGCACCTTTCGGATCTGCGCGGCGCCCACGCGGGCAGGCCGGCGCTCGTCCTGGGCGGGGGCGAATCCCTGCCGCGCCAGGCCGAGCGAGCACCAGAGGGGTGCGTGTACATCAGCGCGAATCAGCACGGCTGCATGCTGCGGGCCTGCGACTACATCGTCGCGTGCGACGACAAGCCGCGCGCGCAGTTTCTCGGGCGCGACGGCCAGATGGTGACGTTGAAGAGCTTCGCTGTGCCGGTGATCTCGCCGCGGCCGTCGATGGCCGACTACCTCACGCCGAAACCGCCGCACAACAACAGTGGCGTGGTCGCGGCCTGGGCGGCCTGGGTGATGGGCTGCGCGCCGATCCTCCTTGCGGGGATGGACTGCTACCGCGGCGCCTGCTACTGGCACGCGCCGAAGGCGCAGAGCACGGGCCAGCACCTGCAGCTGAGCAATCACCTCGTGAAGTGGCGCACGCTCGCTGCGAAGCACCCGCAGGCGATGTTCCGCTCGATGGGCGTGCCGCTCTCCGACGTCTTCCCCGCCTACGATCCGGAGGAGCCGGTGATCTTGACCCCGCTCGAGGAGATCGAGATCGACGCGCACAAGGCGAAGGTCGTGCGCGCCTGGCGCAGGTTCAGGCCCGGGCAGGTCGTGGAGCTCACGAAGGCCGAGCTCAAGGACGGCCTGCGCAGCCGGACGATCGTCCAGCTCTGAAGCGCATGGACCGGCTGCGGATCTTCGTCGGCCACGACGAGCGGGAGTCGATCGGCCTCGCGGTGTTCATCGCCTCGCTCCTCGAGCACGCGAGCCGGCCGGTCGACCTGACGGTCATCACCGCGACGATGGCGGCGAAACTCGGCATCGGCAGCGACGGCTCGAACGCCTTCACGAACTCGCGCTTCGCCGTCCCGCACTGGCTGGGCTACCAGGGGCTCGCGCTGTGGATGGATGGCGCGGACATGATGCTGCGGGCGGACCCCTACGAGCTGGTCGAGCTTCTCGACTGGCAGGGCAAGGCCGTGCAGGTGGCCAAGCACGACTACCGGCCGGGCGCCGACCGCAAGTACGTGGGCACGGAGATGGAATCGCCCAATGTCGGCTACCCGCGCAAGAACTGGTCGAGCGTCATGGCGCTCTGGGGAGCGCATTCGGCCTGGCGCAAGCTCGGCCCCGCTTACATCGCTCAAGCGAGCGGACAGCACCTGCACCGCTTCGAGTGGTGTGAGGACCGGGCGATCGGCGAGCTGCCGGCCGAGTGGAACTGGCTGGACGAGTACGGGGAGAACCCGCGGGCGAAGCTCGTGCACTACACGAACGGGATCCCGGGCTTCGCCGCCTACCGGGACGCACCGCACGCCGGGGAGTGGCGGCGCTATCTGAAGAAGGCGCAGCGCGGCATCACTTGACAGCCTGTGACACTTTGGCATAGTCTCCACCTCAGACCGTGGCATTGGGCCGCGGGTTTCAGGAGGCCAGAATGGCTACCAAAGCGAAAGAGAAAGAGACCGAAATCTCGGTCATGGAAGTGACACGCGGCAAGCTCGATGTGCTGATCGTTGGCAATTCGCCGCTGATCTTCAACCGCATGAGCTACAAGGTGAAGCAGGAATTGCTGCTGCCGAGGGCGGCGAAGAAGAACGCTGCGGAGAAGGCCAGTTCCTTGAAGCACGAGCCGATCGCCGAGTTCAACGACTCGATCTACAAGGACTTCAACGACAAGAACGACACGCTGCTGGTGTTCCCGACGACGGCGTTCAAGCAGGCGATGAGCCATGCCGCGCTCGACCTTCCGGGCGCGAGCAAGTCGCAGATCGGGCGGCTGACGAACATCGACGGGCACAACGTCAACATCTTCGGGCTGCCGTATTTACTGATGTCGGTGATCAGGTCGGCAGACATGAACAGGACGCCCGACGTGCGCACGCGCGCGATTGTCCAGGAGTGGTGCTGCAGGATCACGGCAACGTACACCAAGCCGATCATCAAAGAGCAGGCCGTCGCCAACCTGCTCGCAGCGGCTGGCATGAACATCGGTATCGGCGACTACCGCGTGCAGAAGGGCGCCGGCAGCTACGGGCAGTTCCGGCTCGTGTCCGCCGACGACAAGGACTACAAGCGCATCGCGAAGATCGGCAGGGCGGAGCAGGTCAAGGCGATGGCGGCGCACGAGCCGTACGACGACGAGACCGGCGAACTTCTCTCGTGGTTTGACGTGGAAGCGAAACGCCGCGGCTTCAAGGTGGCGGCATGACCACGAAACAGGAACAGGCGGCGATCCACCGGCGGCTGCAGGAGTTGGAGTCGAAGCGCCGCGGCGTGCTCACCCCGGACGTGGTTGTGGCCGATGCGAAGAGCCCGAAAAGCCCACTGCACTCGTATTTCGAGTGGGACAACGGTAAGGCCGGGCACGCGTGGCGGATCGAGCAGGCGCGCACGCTGATTCGCAGCGTCATGGTGGTGGTCAGGACGGATAAACAATCCGTCTCCATTGTCGCCTATGTGCGCGATCCAGATCAGGAGGCGGGCGATCAAGGCTACGTTTCCACGCTTCGGCTGCTGGACGACAAGGATCGCGCACGCGCCGCTCTGGTGGAGGAGTTTTCTCGCGCTGCGGCCGTCATGCGGCGAGCGCGTGAACTGGCGACAGCATTCGCGCTAGAGCCGAACGTGGACGACATCACGCGCAGGATCGAGCGAGTGGCGAAGAGGGTTCCGCAGGCGCGTGCGCGCGCCTGATGCAAGGCAGGCTAGGGCTGGCGTGGCCCGGCACGGCCGGGCCCGGTCGGGCGGGGCTCGGCGAGGCAGGTCACGGTCAGGCATGGCGAGGCGCGGTACGGCTTGGCGGGGCAGGCGTGGAGAGGCCCGGTGCGGAACGGCTAGGCGTGGCGAGGCGAGGCTGGGTGAGGCCTGGCAGGCGCGGCCAGGCCGGGCGTGACGCGGTTGGGCAAGGTATGGCATGGCAAGGTGCGGAATGGCGAGGCCTGCCAGGGTAGGGCAGGCATGGAATGGCGTGGCTCGATGAGGCGCGGCCAGGCGGGGCCAGGATTGGCTCGGCCGGGCGAGACAGGCAACGCAAGGATGAACTGACATGACCGGAGCCGAACTGAAGGCGTTGCGCAAGCAGCTCGGTCTGTCGCTCGCGCAGGCGTCGCGGCAGGTCGAGGTTTCCGCGCGCTCCTGGGCCCGATGGGAGGCAGGCGACCAGCCGATCCCCGAGGGCGCGTTGAAGCTGTTTCGTATCCTCAACAAGCTGGAGAAAGTGAAGTAAGCAGTCGAGGCGTGGAGCGGCATGGTCCGGCAGTCATGGCTGGGCTCGGCAAGGCCAGGCACGGCGAGGGAGGGCGTGGTTCGGCAGGCGAGGTAAGGCGCGGCTAGGCATGGCGGGGCCGGGCGAGGCGGAGATAGGCGCGGCAAGGCTGGCAATTAGGGCTCGGAGCGATCCGGGCCCTTTTCTTTGGGGGAGTCCAATGGCGCGCGCGTTCGTCATGCTGCGTCCGGAACCGAGGGGGCGCGTGGAGGCGTTCTGCAGCGGATTGCAAGCGTGCGGGTACGAGGTCCACAAGCGCGCGCCGCGCGATGCGAATGCGGGCGACATATTGCTGGTGTGGAACAGGCGCGGTGGCGACGAAACGCTCGCGGAGCGCTTCGAGCGCGCGGGCGGAATCGCGCTCATCGCCGAAAACGCCTACGTCGACAGGGCGGGCTACGCGCTCGCCCGGCACAAGCACAACGGCGGCGGCCAAGCGCTGGTGAACGATCCGGCCCGGGCGCAGCGCCTGGGCGTGGAGCTCAAGCCGTGGCGCGAGATCGGTGGACACGTCTTGCTGCTGCCGAACAGATTCATCGGGCCGCGCGCCGACGTCATGCCCGAGATCTGGACGCCGCAAACGGTGTCGCGCCTGCAGCGGCTCACGAAGCGCCCGGTGCGCGTGCGCGTACACCCGGGCAACTGGAAGCGCAGGCCGCCGAAGGTGCCGATCGAGGAGGACCTGCGCGGCGCCTGGGCGTGCGTGACGTGGTGGAGCACCGCCGGCATCCGGGCCCTGATCGCCGGCGTGCCGGTCATCTACTGCGCGCCCTACTGGATCGGCGCTCGGGCGGCCGGCCGGGACCTGAAGGGGATCGAGACCCCGCTCCTCGGCGATAGGCGCGCAGCGCTCGAGGACGTGGCGAACGGGCAATTCACGATCGAGGAGATCGCCGCGGGCCTGCCGTTCGTGGGGCTGTAGGGTGCCAATCGACCTGTCCCGGGAGTTCGAGGCGCGCTTCGTGCGCCCGAGGCCTGGCCGGACGCTGATCGTCGGCTCGCGCGTATATCCAGGCCGCACCGATCGCCGCCGGCTGTACCGGGACGCTGTCGGCGTGGATCAGCTGGCGGGCGAGGGCGCGGACCTGGTGATGAACCTGGAGGAGTCGCCGCCTGACGGCTTTGGACCGTTCGATCATATCGAACTGATCAGCACGTTGGAGCATTCGCCCCGGCCGTGGCTGATCGCGGCGAACATCGAGCGGCTGATGTCGCCGGGCGCGACGTTGCACCTGTCGGTGCCGTTCGTGTGGAACGTGCATGCGTACCCCGCGGACTACTTCCGGTTCACCGTCGAGGGCGTGCGCGCGCTCTTCTCGCGGGTCCGCTGGGCGGAGCTGCTCTACGCGCACGGGCGCTTCCAGCGGGACGGGAAGGTGCCGCCGGCGCTGCTGCACGGCGGGCAGAAGTATTTCGCGCGCACGCAGGTCATGGGGTTCGGATGCAGATCCTCGTGACCGGCCGGGGCTCCTCGGGCTCCTGGAAGGTGCGGGGCGTGCAGCTGGGCGCGGCGATCGGCGCGCGCGTGGTCCCGCGCTGCACGGACACGCGCGGCGCGGACGTTGTGGTCTGGGTCAAGCGCTTCGTCCAGGCCGCCCGGCTCAACGGCCGGCGCTGGGCCTGGGACATCGTGGACGCCTGGCCGCAGCCAGAGGGCAACGTCTGGGAGAAGGACCGGGCGGTCGCGTGGCTCCGGGAGGAGCTCGATCGGCGCGCGCCAGGCGCGGTCGTTTTCCCCACGAGCACGATGCTCGCCGATAGCGGCTGGACCGGGCCGACGCTCGTGCTGCCTCATCACGCCTGGCCGCTATACCGCCCCGTCCAGGTGCGCGATCGCGTGCGGGTCGTCGGGTACGAGGGCTCGCTCACGAACCTCGGGGAATGGCGCGCGGTGCTCGAGCGGGCGTGCGCGGCGCGCGGCTGGCGCTTCAGCGCGAACGAGGACCTCGCGAAGTGCGATGTGGGCATCGCGCTGCGCGGCCGCGCGGGCTACGCGCCGCGGCACTGGAAGTCGAACGTGAAGCTCGCGAACCTGCAGGCGCTCGGACTCCCGGCGATCTGCTCGCCCGAGTGCGGCTACATGGAGTTCGCATCAGGCGCGGAGCTCTATGTGGACAGCGAGCAGGAGCTCGCCGAAGCGCTCGATCGGTGCGCGAGCTTCGAGTTTCGCGCGCGCGCGGCGGCGCGCATGCGAGCCGCAGTGCCCACGCTCGCGCAGGTGGCGGAAAGGTACAGGGCATGGCTCGGTCAGTGGAGTTCCTGATGCCGCCGCAATACCAGCGCCTGGGCGGGCCGATGCTCGATGCGTTGCGCACGGCCGCCGAGGGCGCCGGGTTCCGGACGCAGCGCACGAGCGGTTACACGGGGCGATGCGACTGGCTGGTCCTCTAC